AATCGTTACTGCCAAGTACAACGCAGCGTAAGGGGGGATTGAATAATGGCTACTTATGACATGACTTCAAAGTCCACTGTTGGTGTTAATTCAGACAGCAGTGCAACAGCTACCTCTCGCCATCAAGCAATGGGAATGTACATGCGTGAAGCACGTCTTGACATTGCTAAGTTGGTTGCAGCAGGGTACTCAAACGCAGATGGAGACATCTTCCAACTTCTAGAAATTCCTGCTAATACATTAGTATTGTTTGCAGGTGCTGAAGTTGAAACTGCTTTCAATGGCACATCGCCAACTGTAGATATTGATTTTGCAGCAGGTGATGACATCGTTGATGGTGGTGACGTTTCTTCCGCTGGCTTCTTAGCTTCAGGATCAAACGGTCAGGCTATGGTTGTTGGAACAGGTTCTGCTTCAACTTTCACACAGCACGTAACAACTACAGACACAATTGACGTTAAGTTGATTGCAGGTTCTGCAGATGTTACATCTGGTATCCTACGTGTTATGGCATGTTGCATTGACACAGGTGCTAGAGGTGGACGTGCGCCTGATGAAGTAGATAGAGATCTACTTGCGTAACATAAACTAAAAGTGGGGGGCTGGGAAACTAGCCCCTCTACGTACATCTAAAGGGCATCAATATGGCTACTACATATCTTACACTTGTTAATGAATTACTGCGTAGATTAAATGAAGTTACTCTAGACACTGCAGGTGATGGTTTTACAACTGTACGTAATGTACAAGCTTTAGCAAAAGATGCAATCAATAATAGTATTAGACTCATTGTTCAAACTGGACAAGAGTTTCCTTTTTTAAAAACAACAGAGACGCAAACACTTACTGCAGGTACTAGGCAGTATAGTTTTCCTACTGATTACTCTAGCACAGATTGGGATACATTTTATCTTAAAAAGTTAACTTCTAAAGATAACGCCCCTGTAAGACTAAAGCCAATCAGCTATGATGACTATATTCAAAACCACAGAAATATCGATGACACAGGTGATCAAACAAATGGAGATGGTGCTCCAATATATGTATACCAAACACTAGAAGAAAAGTTTGGTGTAACTCCTGTGCCAGATGCAGCCTACCAAGTAGAGTACATCTACTGGTCTTTTCCCAGTGACTTAACTAACTTTAATGATACTTCAGTTATACCTGATAGGTTTAACCACGTTGTTATTGATGGTGCTATGATGTTTATGATGCGCTTTCGTAGCAATGAACAAAGTGCTGCCATGCATCAAAACAACTTTGATCAAGGTATAAAACAGATGCGTAGAGTGTTAGTTGATGATCCTCTTATTGTAAGATCCACAGTAATAACAAGATCAAACACAAGCACATTTGGGAGATTTATTTAACAATGGCAGATAATCTAGCCTCGTTTAAGATATTCTGTCAGGGTGGGCTAAACACTAGTAGAGATGTTTTATCCCAAGGTGAAACTGCACCTGGTTCTGCTATAAAGCTTACAAACTATGAGCCGTCTGTTACTGGTGGTTATCGTAAGATAAACGGATTCAGTAATGATTTTGGGACAGTAACAGGTACAGGAAATGTTCTTGGAGTCTGCGTAGCTAATGGTATTAATGATGGCATACTAGCCTGTCGAACTCCTTCTAGCGGTAATAATTATTTACATAAATGGAATAACTCTACAAGTGCATGGGATGCCGTAACTACTTCTGGATCACCTACTATGTCAGGTGTAACAAAAGTTAGATTTACTAGATATAATTTTGGTAGTCCAAAGGTAATACTTACAGATGGTGTAAACCCTGCTGCTACATATGATGGATCAACATATACTCAGATAACACACGCCAACGCTCCTGATGACCCTAAAGTATCTGCTGTATTTCAAAATCATATGTTCTTAGCAGGTGACCCTAACGAAGATACCAATCTATACTTTAGTGCTCCTTTAGCAGAAACAGACTTTAGTGCTGCTAATGGTTCTGGTGTAATAAATGTAGGTTATCCTATAGTAGCTATAAAGACGTTTCGTAATGCTTTGTTTATTTTTGGCAGTAACAACATTCGTAAGCTTGTTGGTAATAATATTTCTAATTTCGTATTAGAGACTGTTACAGATAATCTTGGATGTTTAGCTACAGATAGCGTTATAGAGATAGGTGGAGACTTACTATTCTTATCTCAGGATGGTCTACGCCCTGTCTCAGGTACAGATAAAATAGGTGATGTAAACTTAGAAACCGTATCAAAAGATATTCAATCAGTCTTTACAGATGTTGTTTTTGATATTGACTTAGATGGTTTAAATGCTGTTGTAATCAGAGGTAAATCACAATTTAGATATTTCTTTGCTGCTGCAGATACACAAGGTGTTATAGGTGGATTTAGACAAACACCTAATGGACTACAGTTTGAGTATGGACAATTATTGGGTATCACAGCTACCTGTGCAGACAGTGGTTACATAGGCCAAAACGAATTTGTTTTACATGGAGATAGTACAGGCAAAGTTTATAGACAAGAAAAAGGTAACAGCTTTGGAGGAAGCGATATATTCAGTGCTTTCCAAACTCCTTACTTGTACATGCAAGACCCAGAGCAACGTAAAATATTTTATACTATAGCAACTTATTTACGTTCTGAAGGTGATAATGAAATATTAATGTCAGCAGTATATGATTACGAAGATGTAAATGTGTTAAACCCCAATGACTTTACAATAAGTAATGAAAATGCTGCTGCCTATTATAACGAGGCTGCGTATGCTGCTGCTGATGCTACTAGTGGTGCTGTTTACGATGGTAGTCCTGCGCCTATACGAAGAACAAATGTGTCAGGATCAGGCAAGTCAATATCAATGAGATATGTTACAAACGATACAAAACCTTCACACAGTATACAAGGTTTGGTAATTACATTTGGGGTAGGAGATAGGTTATAACATGGCAGGTTATTCAAGACAATCCGCATCAACTATACAGCCTAATGAGGTCATTAAAGCTGCACCAGTAAATGCAGAGTATAACGCAATACGAGATGCGTTTGCTTTATCTGGTGGTCACAAACATGATGGTAGTTCTACTGAAGGTGCATACGTACCTCTCATAGCTGATACTGATGCTTTAAACAAAATAGCGGTAGACACTAGTAACAATAGACATGGGGTGTTTGTTGAGGTTTCTTCTTCAGCAGTTGAACAGATTAGATTCCAAGACGGTGTAATTGTACCTGTAACAGATAACGATATAGACTTAGGTACAAGTTCTGTAGAGTTTAAAGATTTATATTTAGATGGAACAGCTACAGTAGACACACTTCAAGTAGACGAGAACGCTACAGTAACAGGTAACCTTTCTGTAAATGGAAACACTACACTTGGTAATGCAGCTACAGATACTGTTACGGTAACTGCTGACATTGCCTCTGCTCTTTTACCTTCTGCAGATGATACACATGACTTGGGTGCTACAGGTTCTGAGTGGCGTGATTTATACATAGATGGGCAAGCTAACATAGATACTCTTGCTGTTGATGCAAATGCTACGGTGGCAGGTACACTTGTAGTGACAGGAGCTACGACACTAAACGGTGGTCTTGTCATGGACTCAGATAAGTTTACCGTTGCAGATACAAGTGGTAACACTTCTATTGGGGGTACTCTTACAGTTGCAGGTGCAACTACATTAGCTGCTACATCTTTTGGTGATGCAAACATTACCAACGTAGGAAACATAGCGTTAGACAGTATTAGTGCAGATGGTAGCACAATTACTATTACTGGTAATACTACGTTTGCTGATGGTTCTTTTGATTTCAACATAGCATCTCACGATGGTACAAATGGACTTGCTCTTGGTGGTACGGTAGTAACTGCTACTGCTGCAGAACTAAACATCTTAGATGGGGTGACTGCAACTACTGCTGAACTTAATATTATGGATGGTGTTACAGCCACTACTGCAGAGTTAAACATACTTGATGGGGTAACTTCAACAGCAGCAGAGTTAAATATATTAGACGGTGTTACTGCCACTGCTGCAGAGCTTAATACACTAGACGGCATCACAGCAGTTGTTGGCGAACTTAATGCACTAGACTTAGGAAGCACAGCAGTTGGTACAGCCATAGCATCTAAAGCTGTAGTGTTAGACTCCAATAAAGATTACACAGGTATTCGTAACTTTACAATAACAGGCAACTTGACTGTAGGGGGTACTACCACAGTTGTAGATACTGTTACTATGAATGCACAGAATGCTGTGGTATTTGAAGGTGCTACTGCTGATGATCACGAAACTACACTTACTATTGTAGATCCTACAGCAGACCGCACAATCAATTTGCCAAATCAAAGTGGTACTATTCCTGTACTAGCTGCAGTAAGCGCAACTCAAATTAGTGCTACACCTGAAGAGTTAAACATCATGGACGGTGGTACTTCTGCTACATCAACTACACTTGCAGATGCAGATAGAGTTGTAGTTAATGATGCAGGAACTATGAAACAGGTAGCTCTTACCGATTTTGAAACATACTTTGAGTCAGCACTTGATACATTATCAAATGTAACTACAGTAGGCGCACTAAATAGCGGTAGCATTTCAAGTGGATTTGGTGCTATAAACAATGGTTCAAGTGCCATAACTACAACAGGCACTGTAACTTATGGTAGCTTATCAGATGGGACTATAACTATTACAGGTTTTGTTGATGAAGATGATATGTCATCTAATAGTGCAACATTAATTCCTACACAACAATCTGTAGAGGCTCGTATACAAGCTGTAAATGGAGCTTCTAATAATGTAACAGGTCTTAATGCTACAGGTGCAGAGCTTAATACTGTAGCAGATGTATCAGCAATTAGTCCTGACACTTCTACAGCAGTAGCAAACAATGATGCAATACTTATGTTTGATAATTCAGCTACTGGATTAAAGTATTTTGATGTAGACTTACTTGATACATACTACGCACAGACAAGTAAAACACTAACAAATAAAACTCTTACTAGTCCTGTTGTGACAGGCTTACATCTTAATGACGCAGGTTTTACTGTAGAAGGTTCTAGTGCTGATGGCAATGAAACTACTGTAGCTTTTACTGATCCAACAGCAGATAGGACAATTACATTTCCTGACGCTACAGGTACGATTGCTTTACTAGCAAGCCCTACTTTTACAGGAACACTAACTGCCCCTACTATAAATGCATCAACTGCTTTACAAATAGGTGGAGTAGCAGTAACATCTACAGCAGCAGAATTAAACATACTTGATGGTGTTACATCTACAGCAGCAGAGTTGAATATCTTGGATGGTGTAACAGCTACTGCTGCAGAACTAAATATATTAGATGGTGTAACAGCAACTGCTGCAGAATTAAATCACGTAGACGGTGTAACCTCTGCAATACAAACACAATTAGACGCTAAGGCATCAACTGGTAAGGCGATTGCAATGGCAATGGTATTTGGATAATAAAGGAGTTTTTAAATGGCAAATCCAAATGTAGTAGCAGTCACTAGTATTCTAGCTAAAACAGTGCTAGATGCTGATGTTGCTGCAAGCGCAGTTACGTTATTAACGTGTGCATCAGAAAAATTATGTAAAATTAATTCGTTAATTATAGCTAACATAGATGGCACTAACGCTGCTGATATATCTGTGTGGATTACACGATCTAGTGCAGATCATTATATAGCTAAAGGTGTTACAGTTGCAGCAGGAAGTACATTGTTGCCAATTGATAAAAACATGGGGTTATACTTAAATGAAAGCGACATATTAAAAATACAAGCAAGTGCAGCAGGAGATTTGTCTGCTGTTCTTTCATATGAAGAAATTGATGACGCTTAATAGAAAGTAACTTAATGAAAGCTTTCGGTAATATTGAAAAAGACAGCCAGGTTAGGGCAATAGCTTCTGGTGCTATATCTAGTGGTAAGACAGTAGTTATAAACTCTGATGGGACGGTTAGCTCTGTTGTAGAAACAACCGATAGCGCAGGATCATCTTCAGCTTCTGTAACCACTTACAGTCTTGATATTCAAAGTGCATATGACAGCAGTAATAATAGAGTTGTTATAGTTTTTAGGGGTGCTAATAATAATCCTACAGCAGCAGTTGGAACTGTAAGTGGAACATCTGTAAGTTTTGGAACACCTGTAGTTATTGATTCTTCTGTTGTTAATAGTGACTCTTCTATTTGTTTTGACAGCAGTAATAATAAAGTTGTTGTTACGTTTGGTCACGATGGGTCAAAAGGGGTTGCTTATGTAGGTACAGTTAGTGGCACATCAATATCTTTCGGATCAGAGGTTGTTTTTAACAATGCAGCTACAGTCTATACTTCTGCAACTTTTGACAGCACTAATAATAAAGTAGTTGTTTTTTATAGAGACTCAGGAAATTCAAATTATGGGACAGCCATAGTGGGTACAGTCTCAGGCACATCTATAAGTTTTGGCTCAGAGGTTGTATTTAACTCAGCTAACACAACTTTTATTCATTCGTCTTTTGATAGTAGCGCAGGAAAAGTAGTTGCGGTTTATAGAGATAATGGAAACTCAAATCACGGCACAGCTATTGTTGGAACAGTTAGTGGAACAAGTATTAGTTTTGGTTCAGAGGCTGTTTTTGCCACAACAACCGTTATCTACACAGATATAACTTATGACACAAGTGCCAACAAGCACGTGATTGTTTGGCAAAGCCCAAGCTCAACTACTTTTGGAAACGCAATAGTTGGTACGGTTTCTGGTACATCTATATCTTTCGGATCAGCAGTTGTATTTGAGTCAGCAGCGGCTACACATTTAAGAGCTATTTATGACCCTAGCGCAAATAAAACACTTGTTCTTTTTAGAGATGAAGGTAACAGCAACAAAGGTACAGCCATAGTAGGTACTGTAAGTGGGACGTCTATTAGTTTTGGAAGTCCTTTTATATGTTTTGATTTTAATGCTACTTCCCTATCGGGTGTATATGATAGCAGTACTGAACAAGTAGTTGCATCATGTGCTAATGGTGATAGCAGCGAAAACGTACATAGCTCTGTTATAAGTGTAGGCGGCACAAACCTCACCTCAGAAAACTACATTGGTATGTCGGGGGGCGTGGTTTCTGAGTCTGCACTTTCAATTGGTCCAACTTCAGTTGCTGACACAGGCACTAATGCTGGGCAAGCTATTACCTACGACACAAATAGTGACAGAGTTGTAATAGCATACAGAGATACTTCTAACGGACATGGTAAAGCAATTGTCGGAACTGTTTCTGGGAGTGGGATAAGTTTTGGTACACCAGTAACTTTTAATGCAGCTAATACTACAGGTTTGCAACCTAGTCATGGTATTGCCTTTGACTCAAGTAATAACAAAGTAGTTATAGTTTACAAAGATGGTGGTAATAGCAATTATGGAACAGCAATTGTAGGTACTGTTGATCCTTCTGACAACTCTATTAGCTTTGGCAGTGAGGCGGTTTTTGAAAGTGCTCATGCGACATTTCCAACTGTAGTTTTTGACTCTAGTAATAATAAGGTTCTTATTTCGTATTCTGATGTTGGAGATAGCTCAAAAGGTAAAGCCATTGTAGGAACTGTATCAGGTACAAGTATTTCTTTTGGTTCAGCAGCAGAGTTTGAAGCTGGGGATGTAAACCATGAAACACTAATGTCAACATTTGATAGTGCTAACAATAAAGCAGTAATAGCATATAGAGATGGTGGAGATTCAAATAAAGGTAAAGCAGTAGTGGCTACAATTAGTGGAACTTCTGTGAGTTTTGGTACTCCTGTTGAGTTTACAGCAAATGACTTTTTTCACAGTAGCATTACGTTTGATTCAACTAGTAATAAAGTTATTATTATTTTTCCAGATCAAGGTAATTCACAGTATGGAACTGCAAGAGTAGGAACTGTATCAGGAACAGCTATAAGTTTTGGAACTGCTGTAGTGTGGCATAGTGGATCAGCCCAAAGAAATAGTGTATCGTATAGCTCAACGGCTGATAAAAGTATTGTGTTTTTTAGGGACGGTGCAGCTAGTGACATAGGTAAGCTAGTAGAATTAACAGTTTCAGGAACTTCTATAACAGCTTCTTCTGCACAACAATTTTCAGCAACTACTACCTCTGCATCAAGCTCTGTCTTTGACCCTGACAATAATGTAATTGTAAATGCTTACATTGATGAAGGTAATACAACTGACCTTGAAACGGTTCAAGTTACTGGCACGACAATTACCAGAGCCGAAGTAGCAGACGGTGGCAAAGCAGTAATAGACTCAACAAATGCAATATCAAGAAATCAAATTGGACTTACTGCAGGACAAACTTTATATGTGCAAACAGATGGCACATTAAGTGAAACAGCAGACGATCCCTCAGTAACAGCAGGAACTGCTATATCAGCTACGGAATTAATAGTGAAAGGTTAAAGAATGAAAACTATCGTAGAAACATCAACTAAGTTAAGCAAGTATCTACTTGCAGATGACGTAACAATAACAGCAACATCAGATAATATCACAGTAGGAGATCCTGCTAAGTTTATTATTGCTGATCTAAATAGTGGCAATACCACTATTGTAGAAAATATAACCAACGCACCTAGCGATTGGACAGGCAATAAGTATAAACTAGATGGCACAACCTGGTCAGCTAATCCTGATTGGGTAGATCCTGATGAGGATGACGGAGAGTAATAATAATGCTGCGTGTCATAGGCAACGATGAAAGTTTACCAAGACAAGAACATGCCATAGCTAGTGGTACATTGACTAATGGTACTGCTGTTGTTATTAATGCAGACGGAACTGTGAGTGTTGTGTCTGGCAACGATGATGCAGCAGGTACACCTACAGAAATTTCATCTGAGTCTAATCTAAGTCAGGCACAAGCAATTTATGATCCCGACACAGGTAAAGTTGTTGTTGCTTATCATAGAGATGCTTCTACTCATTACTATGGTGCAGCAGTTGTTGGAACTGTATCTGGTACGTCTATTAGCTTTGGTAGTATAACAAAATTTCAACCCAACAATACACAAGGTATGCAAGGCTTGTCTATGGCATACGATACAAACGAAGATAAAGTTTTAATTGCTTATGCAGATAAAGACAACTCTACCTATGGCACTGCTGTTGTTGGAACTGTATCTGGCACATCTATAAGTTTTGGTTCTAATACTGTTTTTCAAAGTAACTCTATACGTAATATACAATTAGGATTTGATAACAGCAATAATAAATTTTTAGTTGCTTATATGAGAAGTCTTCCAGAGTCTAGAGTGCTTACTGTAAGTGGTACATCTGTTTCCGCAGGTTCTGAAACACAATTAAGATCAGATACTGATGGAAATATTAGAAGACCTGACATGGCTTTTTCAACTTCAGCTAACAAGTTTGTTATAGTGTATAGAGATCAAGATCAATCAAACAAGGGTCAATATGTAGTTGGAACAATCTCAGGCACAACTCCTTCTTATGGCACAGTGGCTGACATAGGTAGTGTTGCAATGGGTGCACTAATACAAATTGCTTATGACGCTAGTTTAGATAAATTTTTAATAGTTTATTTTGACGAAGATGACTCTAATAAAGGTAAAGCAGTTGTTGGAACTTTAAGTGGCACAAGTGTTAGTTTTGGTACTCCTGCTGTTTTTAATGATGCATCTACTTTAGCTCCTTCTGTTTCAACTGATGGTAGTGGTAACTTTATAATTGCTTTTACTGATGTGGGTAATTCTGATCGTAAGACTTTTGTATCTGCAACCGTATCTGGTACAACCCCTAGTTTTGGTAGCGAGGTTGTTATAGACGATGTTGATTCAGAATCAGGGGCAGTATTTGCATTATCTCAAATGGCATATGATAGTGCTAATAATAAATTTGTTATACCTTATGGTGATTTTACTAATACTAAATTAAAAGCAGCAGTCTTACAATTAGCCTCTACTAACCTCACCTCAGAGAACTTCATAGGTATAGCTCGTAGTGGTGCAGCTTCTGGTGCAGGGGCTATTATAGACACGCAAGGTGCAATAGCTGATAATCTATCTAGTCTTACAGCAGGGCAAAGCTACTTCGTTCAAACTAATGGCACACTAGGTACAACGGCTGCTGATCCTAGTGTCTTTGCAGGAACGGCTGTATCAGCAACTAAATTAATAGTGAAAGGGTAACTATGCTAAAACGTATAGGTGCTGAAGAAAGTGGTGAGTTTAAAGCGGTAGCGAGTGGCACATTGCCAAGCGGTAGACCAGTGGTGGTTAATGCTGATGGGACGATAAGTGTTGTTTCTGAGACAACCATTGCTCAATCCGCAGGTACTCCCGTAACTTTTAACTCTGGTTCTCCTAGAGTTACTGACATAGCTTATGATACAAATTCTGACAGAGTTGTTATAGTATATAGAGATGATGGAAATTCTGGTCATGGCACAGCTATCGTAGGAACTGTAAGTGGTACGTCTATATCATTTGGTACAGAAGTAGTGTTTAATGCAGCAGAAACAAAATTTCCTCAAATTTCTTATGACACTAATGCTCAAAAAGTACTTGTAACTTATCAAGACGAAGGTAATTCTAATTATGGTACAGCTATTGTTGGTACAGTAGATCCTTCTGATAACTCTATAAGCTTTGGTTCGGAAACTGTTTTTAAAAGTGCGGCTACTTCATCTCAAGCATCTGTATACGATCCAGATTCTCAAAAAGTTATAATAGCTTCTTCAATAGGTGCATCAGGACCACAAGCTGCCGTAGCAACAATAAGTGGAACTTCTGTTAGCTTTGGATCGCTTGCTAGTTTTGGTGGTAGTAATGATGCAGGTCTTGCAATGGCATATGACACAGATACAAATAGGGTTGTTATAGCATACAGGGATGGTAGTGATGTACAGGGTAAATCTGTTGTTGGCACAGTAAGTGGAACATCTATTAGCTTTGGATCAGAGGTAGTATATGACAGTTCAGGTGTTGATTCGTTTCTTGACATTGCTTATGATGCTAGTGCTCAAAAAATAGTTATTGCTTATCTTGCAACTGGTGATGTAGGAAAAGCAATTGTTGGAACTGTTAGTGGTACTTCAATATCATACGGTACTGCTGCTACATATGATACTGTTGCTAGTGATCATAACGCAATTGAATATGACCCCACTGCTGAATCAGTAGCTATATTTTATAGAGATACAACTCCTTTTCATGGAAAGGCTGTTTCTGGAAAAGTTAGTGGAACATCAATTACTTTTACGGATCAAATTACTTTTCAGTCTGGTCGTGCTGAAAGAATGGCAGCAGTCTATGATCCAGACTCTGCAAAAGTAATTGTAGCCTACCATGATTATGCCGCAAGCACTGGTGACGCTGTAGTTACTACAACAGGTTACACTTCTAGAAACCTCACCTCTGAAAACTACATTGGTATGTCGAGGGGTGTGGCTTTTCAGACAGGATCGGCTGCTAGTAAAGGATCGGCAACGGTATTTGAATCAGCTTCTATTGATACCCTTGAAGGTGTATACGATCCAGATTCTCAAAAAGTTATAATAGGCTATAGAGACAGTGGTAACTCTTCTTTTGGGACTGCTGTAGTGGGAACGGTAAGTGGAACCTCAATTAGTTTTGGAACACCTGTAGTTTTTGAAAGTGCAAACTGTAATCACATTTCTCTTACTTATGACACAAACTCAGACAAGGTTGTTATAGCTTACAATGATGAGGGTAATAGTAGATTTGGTACAGCAATAGTTGGCACTGTTAGTGGAACATCTATTAGCTTTGGTTCAGCGGCTGTGTATGAATCCGCAAGAAGCGACAACGTAAAAGCAGCTTTTGACAGCAACAACAATAAGGTTGTTATAGCATATCAAGACGATGGTAATTCTAGTCATGGGACTGCTGTTGTAGCAACAGTAAGTGGAACTTCTATATCCTTTGGTACACCTGTAGTTTTTGAAGCTGCAGAAACGGATGGTATTTCCATAGTATACGACACAAATGCTCAAAAAATTGTTATAGCATATAGGGATGCAGGAGATAGCAATCAAGGAAGAGCTATCGTTGGTACAGTGAGTGGAACGTCTATATCTTTTGGAACCGCTGTTGAATTTACATCTAATAACTCATTACCGATTGCGGCTGTGTATGAATCTGACGCTCAAAAAATTGTTATAGCATTTAATGATTTTGTTGATACCAAAGGTAAAGCTATAGTAGGTACTGTTTCTGGAACTTCTATATCCTTTGGAACCGAAGTTACTTTTGAAAATTCTTACGGAGATTACCTTAATATTACTTACGATTCCAGTGTAGGAAAGGTAGTTATTGGTTATCAAGACGATAATAACTCGAATACAGGCACGATTATTTCTGGAAAAGTAAGTGGGACTTCTATATCCTTCGATGATCCATTTGTTGTTGCAGGGGAAGTAAAAGAAGTAATTCCTATTTATGATGCTAATTCTTCAAAAGTTGTTATAGCTTATAGAGATGTTGATAACAGTAATCATGGCACAGCGGTTGTTACAACAACAAACACCATAGCAACTACAAGAGCTGAACTAGCCAGTGGCAATCAAGCCTCAGTAGACATCATAGGCTCTGTGTCAGATAACCAGATTGGCCTCACAGCAGGGCAACAATACTTCGTACAGACAGACGGAACAATAGGCACAACAGCGGATAGCCCAAGTGTACTGGCAGGGACTGCTATATCAGCAACAGAGTTATTAGTAAAAACTTGACATTTAAAGGTAAATGAGTTTAACTATGAGTGAAATTAAATTATCTCCAGAAGAATTAGAAGAGATGCTAGACAACGCAGCTAGTCGTGGTGCTAAAGAAGCACTACGTTCTATTGGGCTACTCGATGATGACGCTGCAAAAGACATAATAGAAATGCGTAACCTCATAGAAGCATGGAGAGATACACGTAGATCAATAAGATCTACTATAGTAAAAATGACTACCGTTGGAGTCCTGACATTTATTGCAGGTGCGGTATGGATGACAATGGGTAAGTAAGGAATAGAGTATGGCAACTACAGAACAAATTCAACTATTGGCTGATTTATCCTATGCAGCGCAAACTACTGGTGTTTCATCAGCAGAGTATGCTGCTGCCACTCAAGCTGTTGGTATTGATCCTGATGATTATATGGCTAGACAGGAGTTTCTACAGTCATATGGATATCAACCTGGCACAGGGCAGTTTTATGAAAACTCCACTTTAAATACTGCTCCGATAGATGCTGCTCTAGCTGCTCATTATAATGCAGAACAAACTGCTATAAATGAGTATGGGTATTTAGAAAGTACCGAAGAAAACATAGCAAATTATGCAGGGAAAATTAATCCTGAAACAGGAGAGCCTTATAAGTTTATTGTTAATGATTCGGCAGCAAATGCTCAATTTATAGAAAACTATTTAAATGCAAACAACCTTGATGCAGAGTCTACAGTAGCAAGGGCACAGTCAAATCTAGATAGATACCAAATGGAGTATAATAATCAAACTGGTGGTGCGTTTGATATGGATAATTCGCTACAGTGGGCAGACTTAGGTAAGAAAAAACTTGACGAAATAGTAGACAACACAGGTGCTGGCACAGTGTCCACTACAGCAGGTGCAGGTATAATGCCAGGCTATGCTGATGTAACACCTCCTGCAGGTGGCTATCAAACACCTCCTGCCAACATACCAGATTTTTACAGAAACTTTACTCCTGCAGCAGCAGCACCAGCATTTACGAGCACTACTTCAGGGACACAAGCTATGAATGTTCCTACGTATCAAAATTTATTTACAAACCAAGTTGGGCAATTTGTTGATAGAGCAGATACACAACAATCTTTTTATCAGCCACAAACAATGTACGAAAAACTTCAACAGGGCGGTACAGGACCAGGCCAAATTGAAACACGCTTATTTCGTAATGCTCAAGGTATGTCAATGTACGTTACCTTTGTAGGAGGAGTACCACAACAGTATATACCACCAGGATATTTTGAAGTAACTAATCCTACTGCTCCAACACAAAGCCCTCAAGGAGTTGCCCAACAGCCCTCTACTCTTCCTGCAGGTGTAGGTCAAACCCCTGTTACCGCAGCACAAGGCGGTACAATTAAAGGATATGCACCTGGTGGCACAGTAACTGCAGACGATATAGTAGCAGGACAACAACAAATGTTAGCTAATGCTTACCTTAATCAAGCAGGTAACGTAGCGGCAACTCCTGTAGCTACATTACAACCAGAAGCAATAGCAGGTAGTGTTATAGAATCTACTGCAGGTCAAGCTGTCCCTATAGCACCTATAGTAACTACACCTGCACAAGTAAGCCAAGTATTACAAGCAGATCCAATAACTACAACAACTGCACCTGCAGGTTCTATGACTGCACAAACTGCTGTAGGAGATGTAAGAGAAGAGACTGCTAAACTAACAGGTGTAACAGGTGCTCCTACAGATACAATAACTGCACAGCAACAATTTGAAACATCCCTTGATGACATCAAAGCTGCACAAGGTAATGCCATAAAAATAAATGGACCTGCTGCACGTCAAATACAAAGTGACCCTGTTACAGGTGCAAGTGAAATAATATCTGGTGCTGCTAACGCACATACTGCTGCAACATTTACTGAAGCAATACAACATGCAGAAGCTACACCAACTAAACAAGCAACAGTTGCAGGTCAGCTAGAAACATTGATGGCTGGCTTTGAGGGTGGTGAGACACCTGCTTGGGCTGCAGGATCTATGCGTACTGCGATGGCTACACTCTCTGCTCGTGGTCTTGGTGCGTCTAGTCTTGCAGGTCAAGCTGTTATACAAGCTGCAATGGAAGCGGCAATACCCATTGCCCAAATGGATGCTCAGACTATGGCACAGTTTGAGGCGCAGAATCTTTCTAATAGACAGCAACGTGCAATGTTAGCGGCACAACAACGCGCTTCATTTATAGGGGTAGAGTTTGATCAAGCATTCCAAGCTCGTGTATCTAATGCAGCCAAGATTAGTGACATAGCTAATATGAACTTCACTGCTGAACAACAGATAGCTCTAGAAGATTCTCGTGCTGCAAATACTATGGAGTTAGGTAACCTATCTAATAGTCAGGCTGTAGTTATGGCAGAGGCTGCTGCATTAGCTAATCTAGATATGGCTAACTTAAACAATAGACAACAAGCTGAAGTACAGAATGCACAGAACTTCTTACAGATGGATATGTCTAACCTTTCTAATCAACAGCAAGCTGCTATGTTTAAGTCTCAACAGAATGTACAAGCTTTGTTTACAGATCAAGCTGCTGAAAACGCTGCTCAACAATTTAATGCTACAAGTGAAAATCAAACACAGCAGTTCTTTAATAACTTAGCTTCCCAAACAAATCAGTTTAATGCTTCTCAAGCTAACGCCATGCAACAGTTTAATGTTGATCAAGCTAATACATTGCTAGAGTTTAATGCGGATCTACAATCTGCTCGTGAAATGTTTAATGCACAGAACTACTTAACTGTAGCACAAGCCAATGCCCAGTGGAGACAATCAGTACAAACTATGAATACAGCAGCAATAAATGCTTCTAACATGGAATACGCTAAACAAGTAAATAACTTATCTCAAGCTGCACTAGATCAGATATGGATGCGTGACAGAGATCTAATGGACTATGCTTGGCGTTCTGCAGAAAGCGCACAAGATAGACAGAAAAGTATTTTGATTGCAGAGATGCAAGCTCAGGCGCAAGTAGATCAGGCTAAAGGTAGTGCATTAGGTAAAATACTTAGCTTAGGAACTAACTACTTAATGGCATCTTTCTTTCCAACTGAAGCACGTATACTAGCAGGAGGCACATCATAATATGTTTACTCAGATGAATAATAAAAGCACGTTAACTCCAGATGAGCTAGTAAAATTCTTTTTGTCTAGAGAGAAAAGAGCAGACCTTAATAAAGCTGAAAAAGAAGAAGATACGCCTAATGGATTGATGCAAGAGGAGATAGTTGTAGAGCCATTAGAAGATAAAGAAAGCGAAGATGCGTTAGACTTTCTCCAAAGAATGATTATGAGTCAATCAGGTAAAGTTGCAGAAGCTAAAGAAACTTTAGGAGAGCAGCTTGCAGATATAAAAGAAAAAGCTTTAGCTAATATAGACAATATAAAAAATACACAGCTAAAGTCTAAGCCTAATCCTTTCATAGGTGGTCCTCTTTCTCCAATGTTAACTGAAGAAGGAGTAGAGCAAGAGGTAGAGAAAATTGTTGATCCAATGTTAAGAGATCCTAAGATACTTGATATACCGCCTAAACTATTTGATGAGTCGGCACAACAAACGGAGGAGGCACTTACAGATGCAGAAATTGCTGATATTGCTACTAGTGCTATCGATGCTGCTGGGAAAGAACCAAAAGGGCTAATGAGTCCTGATAATCCTGCTGGAATAGGTGGTTCCCTTTCTCCATTGTTGACGGAGGAGGGTACAGAGAAAGAGGTAGCGAAGGTTTTGGGAACCACTCCTAATTCTGAGATAGCTGAGGTACAAAGAGTTCTTACAGAATTAGGCTATAAACCTCAAGGTGTAGATGGTTTGGCAGGAAAAGGAACAGCAAGAGCCATAAGAAAATTACAAAAAGCTCTTGGGTTAGAGCCTACAGCAAAAGTTGGTAAATCTGGTCTTATGGAAGAAGCTATACCTGCAGAAGTTTTAAAAGCAATTGAATCTGGTAAAGCGCCTAAATACTTTGATCCTCCAAAAAATGACGCAAAAGTAGAAAATATACCAGATAGTATGTTTGAAATATTTAAAGAGGCTGTAGCACAGAAAGAAAGTTCTGGGCGTTACAATATTAAAGGTGGAGCCAATGATCACTATGACGGTAGGTATCAATTGGGAAAGGATGCTAAATTAGATGCAGCAAGAATTTTGGGTATAACTTTAAAACATGATGCAGAATCACGGAAAGACTTTAGAAATGATAAAGATTTACAAGATAAAGCATTTAAAGCTTATACTATGGCAAACCACATGTCCTTAACAAAAAACTCACAGGCGTATAGAGATATGTCAATGAAAGAAAAACTTGGTGTCTTAGGTTATGCACACAATCAAGGCGCAATTGCTGCAGAAGAATGGTTGTACACAGGGGTATCAGGTGCAGATTCTTTTGGTACTAAAGGAGATGAATATACTTCCTTAATAAGAGATGCCTTTGCAGAGAACTCCCCTGATGATACACCTAATTAATAGGAATAAATAATGTTTGGATTACCACTAGAACTAATCACCATGTTGTTCTCCACTGTGCTAGGTGGGGTAATGTCTATCTGGGGTCAGTCAATGAAGAACCGCCAGATGCAACAAGAGATGTTGATGCAACGTGCAGAGTTCAATCGTAGTGCTGTAGCTGATGCAAGAGATGCAGGTAAGACTGACAAACACTTTGCATGGACACGTAGGCTTATAGCTTTATCTGCTGTGTTCTCTATAATCGTATTGCCAAAGCTAGTTGCTGTGTGGTATCCTGAAGTGAGTGTGTATGTAGGATACACTGAGGCTACTGGTGGTTTCTTCAGTTGGATGTTTGGACCAGATGAAGCTATCAAGTGGAAAATGGCACAAGGTTTTGTAATCACACCACTAGACACACACATTGTATCAGCCATAGTAGGATTATACTTTGGCGCTGGATTTACTAAATAGGAAATAATAAAATGGTTCACCCACTAGAAGCACCAATACCAGGACAATCTTTAACATCAGAGCCTAAGAACGTACCTTGGGAATATCCTGCAAGGATAACAGATCCTATGGATGCATTAGAGTTTCATATGGAGCAACTGTCAGATGAAAATACTGTAGACAACATTATGGAAATGTTAGAGGTAGGTATACCTGTTTCAGTTGTAGCTAGTTCTATGCTTACAGTAGCTGTAATGGACGGTGAGCATTCTTTAGATGTAAAGCTTATAATAAAACCTCTTGTAGAAAATCACATTAAATCTTTAGCAGAAGTAACAGGTATTGATTACAAGATGTCCATGCGTGATTATGATGACACAAGTGAAGCAGAAAGAAATCGTAAAGCTAACGTGTTAGAAGCTAAGATCAGAAACATGACAGAAAAAGTGAAGCCTAGTGTTATGGATGAAGGTGACAGAATAACAGAGCAAGCACAACAAGAGTTAATGAAAATTGAAGAACCTGAAGCAGAGGCTATGCCTACTGAACCAAAAGGTCTTATGTCTAAGGAGAATATGTAATGGCTGTTAGAGGTGCATTTGCAGCAGGTTTAGCCGAAGGGTTTGCCACTGGTTTAGTAGATGGTATAGAAAAAAGACAAGACAGGTTTGATGTTTTGTTTGATCAATCTTTAGAGTCAGCCAAAAGGTTAGCTCCTAAGTATGCTAAGTCAAAGTCAGAGGCAGATGCTGCAATAGAAATGATGAATGCGTTTGGTCAGGAGTACAACATTACGCCAGAAGAGTTTATCGCTATGGCTCAAACGTATGATGTCACACAGATATACGCTGCTGTAGCAGAAGCAGAAGCTAAGATGCCAGAGGGTGCAACTCTAGATAAAGCAAAAATACTTGGTCCTCTAAACATACCTAGCAACATAGAGTTACCAGAGGGTATGTCTAAAGAAGAAGCTGTGCGTAGTATCTTTATGGGTTACGCTAATAATTTAGCAGAAAATCCAACAGATAAGTCTGAAGGTAAGGCAAGCACTTCTTGGGGTAAAGCATTAGCCAAGACCCTGATGATCAATCCTCGTAACCAAGCTGATGATATGCTTAATGCAATGTCAGTTATGGGTGTGCCATATAAAGACTTGATGTTGTATCAAGCATCAGCAGGTGAAAGATACAAACCTTTGGCTGGCGTTTCTGGTAAACCTATATACAACATTGAGATTACTGATTATAACGATGATGATTACACTAGAACAGCGAATAATTTTAGAACTACTTTCTCACGTACATTTGCAGGTACAGAAGATTTAAGTCTTGCAGATGCTACAACTATGGAGACAGCTTTAGCATCTTTAGGATTAGAGAATGAACAAGAGCTAAACACTTCATTGCTTGCTGGTGGTAACACTATGGCAGACATTGAGCTAAGACTTGCTACAACGTATGGACACGAAAGTTCTAGAGTAAGAAATGCAGCTTTGTATAAGCTAGCATCCTACATAGAAACTGCTTCAGACTTCAAGGCATTTAAGGAAGCTGAAAAAGATGGTAATGCATCACGTTTAATTAGTGAGTCAATAAATAGACATGGTGTGCTGACTGAAGAATACATCAACATGATATTAGGAAATGAAGCTGAGCTACCTGAAGGTGGTAAAAATGGTGATGAAGGTGGATCAGATATGTCTCTAAATATAAGTGGTCAAATGGGCGGTGAAGATGATCCGTTTGAACAAATATCAGGAACAATACCATCCACATCAGAGGCAAACGATGACCTAATTAAAACAGGTGGTGGCTCTGAAAAGTCA